TATAGTTATATTTTCTATAGATCCTGTTCCTGCTGTCGTTCTACCTTTGACCGTTCCAGTTGAAGTGTGAGCTAATTTTGAATCAGTTACAGCCTGATCCGTTATTGTTAAAGCTGTTGAGCCTGTGACATCGCCTGTGTGTGTTGAATTAGTTATTTTTAAGTTATTAACTCCTACATTAAATAAAACTGTGTCTAAATCTATTGCTTGATTTAAAGTAATATTATTTAATTTTGTGTTGTTTGTAGCTGTTAATAATTTGTAAGTTGCTGTTTGGGATATATCATCAAGAGTCAGTCCCCTAGTTTCTGCTTGATTACTTGAATCTCCTATAAATACATTACCTAAATTTAAATTAGGAACATCATTTGTTCTTCCTGCTCCACCTACTTTTATTGATCCGTTAGAAGTATGAACCCTTTGCACCTTACCAATATTTTGTATTTTTGCTGACTCGCCTGCAGGTTTAATATTTGTTAAAGCTCCAGAAGTTGAAATATATAAAATATCACCAAGAGTAAAACTACTTGTATTTAATCCTAACAAAGTTCCAAAGGTAACTACATTGACATTGCTATTATTAGAAGCTGTATCTTTTGCCAATCCAAAGCATGGCATTTTATTTGAATCGTCCGCATCTGCTATTCCTACAATCGGCTTATTGCCTGAAACATCAAAGTTAGATATATACAATGGATCGCCTTTCGTTATATCTTCACCTGCCTTTGCCTGAAATTCTGTAGCTCCTCGCAAATCTCCTATTAAAATATTACCTTCAATTTCTCCATTAATAGATATATTACCTGTGCCTGTAATATTATTAGAATTTATATCTAAATCACCTCCTAATTGTGGAGTTGTGTCTTCTATTACATTTTCTAACTTTGTATCTTGTAGTAATTTGCCTTGGTTAGCTGACAGTGGTTTGTCTATGTTAGTTGAAGCTAAATCATTAATTACATCAGTTGACTTTAACATATTTGTTAAATCTCCTAACCTTAACCAGCTTGACCCATCGCTATAATAGACCCCTGCGTGTTTTTTATTAATAAAAGCAACCCCAGAGTCTTTTAAAACAATATAAATATCGTTTGTGCTATTTATAGCAGAGGGTAATTGAGAAAAATATTCTACCTCACCACTTATTAAAATCTGTGCTGATAATTGCGACTCTGTAATTCCTTTGCTTAATATTCCCATTTTAAAATAATATTGTTGCTACTTCATCTTTAGTAAAGACATCGCCAGTATTACTGTAATCATCGTCTAAGTGATTAGTTTTAAATTGTATAGCAACAGAAGCACCATTCCAATTTGAACACATTGCTTTTATTCTCATAGTTGGATCTTTATCAACCGTGTTAGTATCTTGAATAAATAATTTTATATTAGAAGACGGAGTACCAATTATTTTAAATTTTAATTTTTCATTTTTATTACTGTTAAACAAAAACTCCGCTCCAGATTCTGCACTGTCTATAACTTTTTTATATGTACTCATCCTTATTTATTCAAATTTAACCAAATTATTACGAATCTATTACACCACTAACAAAGCCAGGGCTAGTAGCAAAAGACAAATTCCAATCTACTAGATTGACTTCTTCTATTGTCTGTGCATCGTTTATTTCTTTTATTTTCGTAGCTTCTTTGTTATAGGTTAAACTTCTTTGCGTGGCAATTATTCCGATTAAATTTCTTAAATCATTTACCGTCATAATATTTGGATTGCCGTTGGCATCTAACCAATTATAACTATCTTGATTTAATATTATTGCCCCAGTCATATTACTTACTGCTTTTTCACTAGATATAAAATCTTTATTGTTATAACTAACATTTAGATATAAATCTGTTTCTTTAGCTGTTTGTATTTCTGCTATTTTATTATTTTTAGCTTCTTGCAATAAATAAGTATCAATCTCATCTTGAGTTGCTTCTCTCCAAGGTTTTTGATAAAAAAATACTCCTAAATTATTGTTATCCTCTATAAAGCTTTGTGTCTTTGTATTGTATCTATATTTAGCCATATGTTTTATTAATTAATGTATTCAACCCACCCTAAAGTATATTGCGATACTGTTCTATTAGTGTTACCGCCCCAAGTTTTATATATACCAGCATCACCAGTGGGTATAGGTATATAACCGTTTGATGCTGAATTTCCTGCGTCTTGTCTTCCTGTGTATAAAGATATATTACCTCCTTTAGCACCAAGATTTATATAGGCATAAGCATTAAGGCTAGTATTCCCAGCCCAAGCCCTCACATAAGCTTTACAAGGTACTGGTGGAACTGAAATTGTATAATTACCACTTCCGCTGTCATTTGTATGAAGAGCATCTTGTATTTCAGTGTCATATTCAAATTCATAACCGCCTTGAAAAAATATATAAGTGCCATTTCTAATATTTCCTGACCCATCAGTCATTAAACTTGCAATCCTTTTTTTCTTAGTATAACCGCTTGGCATAGTTGGAGACGATACCGAGGTAGAAAATAAAAAATCTGCTGTAGAAGTTGTTGGATTCCATATTACAAAACAATAATAAGTCGTATCTATCGCCACCGAGCCAGTATCTAAACCGCCAGCATTATCTCCTGCTACCCAAGCCGCATCAATCTGCTTTGTTAATGCCGTTGCCACCGCTTGACCTGATCCATCGTCAAAAGTAAAATTACCAGCCGTAAAATCAATATCGTGATCTGCGTCTGTTCCATTTGAGATTGTTATTGGATTTGGTAATAATGATTGACCAGCTGTTGATGTTGTTGCTGGATTCTTACCTATTAAAACAAAATCAGTACCATCATAAATAACTTTATAATATTGATCTTGCTGTAAATCTCCTGCTTCTAAGTCTATCTTAGAACCTGCTCCATCATATTTTTTAATGTTTTTGGCTGCTACTGCATTTACATTTAAAGTTGATGCTCCTGTATTATCTGCGTTTACTTTTAGGTTAAATTCTGATCCTGTTGCATAAGCTGTAATTGCTGGTGTTGGTGTAGCTGTGTAAGTATCGGCAGAGCCTCCCAATGTTCCTAGCGTTCTGTATGTTCCGTCTTGCACTTGACCTAAAGCAACTGAGTCTGTTCTTGCCGAACCGTTGGCTAATGCTGTTATTTTTTTACTATTAAAAGGTATGTTGGCTGTGATTGTTGTTTGACCGTCTTTTGCTATTGAGTTTGATAAACCTGTTGCAAGTCCGTCAAATTCTCCGTCCATTCTTGAAGCTTCGATGTCAATTCCATTTCCTGCATCTGTTGTCCAGTTGTAAATTCTATTAAATGTTCCTGATCCGTTTCTTGGCATAATTTTATAATTTATTTTCTAGGTTATGTAAAATTAGTTTAAAAGTCAATTACAATCCCACCTTTTTAAAGCTAATCCTTTTCTAGTTAGTTTTCCATTTTTAGAAGTTGCTCCTTTCATTCCTGACATTCTGGCACAAAAAGACTTTCTTCTTCCAGCTGCTGTTTTACTTTTGCTTGCTTGCTTAGCAGTAACAGGTGCTTTTAAATTGCTTCCAGTTGCTTTATTATATTTAGCTCTACCTTTGGCTGTCAATCCTCCTTTCTTAGATTTTTCGCCTCTTCCTACTGACAAATTAACTGATTTCTTTCTCATTTCTTTTTGTATGGCTTGGCTGTTCTTTTAGCTTGTTTAAATGCTTTCGCTGTTGGTGCACCTTTAGCACCCTTTTTTCTCATAGTTTCACCGCTACCAGCTTTTATTCTTTTCTTTTTTGCGTGTATGTTTGCGTATAATCCTTTTGACATAATTTAGTTAATTGCTTGTTGTGTACCTAATAAAGCCCCTGTTTTTATTAGATTTTCTGTCACCTCTTTTCTTAAAATTGGTTTTAATTTATAAATCTCTGGGAATACTGATTGTATTATTTCTCTTTCTACTTTTGAAGCTCTGCCAGCTTGAACCCTAGCCGCTGCACTTCTTGAAATATCTGAAGCTGCTTTAGCTCCAACTGTTGCACCTATTCCACCACCTGAAACTGCTGTTCCTATTGGTAGTAGTCGACTTCCTAATGTTCTTAAGGTATCTGAAACTATACCTGATTTAGCCGCATCTTTTATAAGTTTCTGCTCTTGAGGAGTAAAGCCTCTTAATCTATTTGAGTTACTCGCAAGAGTTCTAAATCCTGTTTTTATGGCTGTTGCTTCGTTTGGGGATAAGGCAGCTCTATTTATAATAGCCTCAACATCTCTTAATTTAGACGATCTTGACCATAGGTTGCGACCTCTCTTTAATGCTTCTAAACCCTCTGATCCGCCAACAATATCATCTTTTACTGCTTTATTTAAAATATCTCTTAATTTTGTTTGTAATTTAGCAACTGGTAAACCCTCTTTCTTCACTCTGCCTAGCTCTGTTGCGTTGTCAACAATTTTTCCTAGATACTCATCTAACGCTTGCATATCATCTAAATTAAGATTTTGATCTCTAAACTTCTCTAAATCTTTAGATATACTATTAATAGGTGATTTAGATTCTAAGGTTTTTGCGACTTTAGAGGTTGGTTTTAATTTGCTTACCTCATCTAGTACTTTATTTATTATTTTTCCCTTAAATATACCTCCTTTTTCTTCTGCTTCTCTATAAGATTTATTTGCTAATTCTTTAATAGCACTAGCACTTGTATCTGGTTTAGTTTTTAATGTTTGTCTTACTTTAGAAATTCCTGCTCCTGCACCTTTTAACAATCCACCAGTTGCCGCACCAACTGTTGCACCTGTTGCAATTTGCCTTACTGCTTCGCCTCTAGTTCCTGATTCTGTTGGCTCTAATGCCGAGGTTAAAGCAGAAGCTCCTGCAATTTTTGGTATTGTTGCACCTGGTATTAAAAAGCCAGCTCCAGCTTTTGTTATAGATCTACCAATTTTCTGCTCTGGTGTTAATTTAGATCTTTCTTCTGCAATTCTCTTACCTATTGACGCTGAAATATCTTCTCTTCCCATTAATTCAGCGACTCTTTGACTTGCACCACTTGCCAACTCGCCTAATGCTGGTCCTATCTCCAATATTCCACTTATAGCCTTTTGACCATAATCAAGAAATATATTAGCATCATCTTCTGGAGGTTGTGCAACTTGTGAAGGTTTATCTTGTTGAAGAAAATCTTCCTGACCACTTAACAACCCTTTGTTGATCAATTTTTGTGTCAATTGCTCTTTAGTCGTGCCTTCTGGCACATTTTTAATTATTCTTCCATCTGGCAATCTTATATCAGGCATTATAAATCATTAAAATCAATTATATCACTATCCCCCTTATTGTCATCTCCTTTATCAGACAAAGTATACTCTTTACCTTTCCAACCTTTTAAAGTTCCTTCTTTTTCAAAGTATTTTGACGCACTTTCTTTTGATTTTGCTGCCTTTTCCATCTGGTCAATTAAAGTTTTTAGTCTTTTAGCATTCTCTGCTTCGCTTAATCTTTCATCATAAGCTCTAGCTATCAATCTTTCACCCTCTTTTTCTGTGAATTGAGCTCCAAGAATTAACCTTAAATTTCTTTGGACAACTTCCTCAACCCTTTGTTTTGTAGATAATGCTTCTGGGTTTGTAAATGCTGTTATTTTATCTGGTATAAAACCGAACCCAGGACCTGATAAATTTTTCTTACTTTTTCCAGATTTACTTATCTTTAAGAGTTCGTCTCTTACTTCTTTTAATTGTGATATTTGTTTTTGACTATCTGCATACCCTCCTTTTGTCTTAAATTCTACATATTCTTTTGCAAAAGCTTTGTCAGTTGCTTTTTGCCCTTCTGATAATTCTAATTCTTCAGTTTTAACCTTCTTTGACTTACTTCTTAATTGCTCGCCTTGTGTAGTTTTTATTGGTTCTGCTGTTCCAGTTTGTGGGTCAATCCTTACAAAACCCCCTTCACTCTCTCTTATATCATATTTTGGTGCGACAGGTGGAGTTAATTCAGATTTAACAATTTGTTGAACAAAAGCATCTTGAGTTGCAGGAGACATTAAGTCAGCTAAGTCAGAAGATAAGCCTTGACTTTCTAGCATTGCCCCCATCTTCTGTTTTCTCAATTCCTCTTGTTGCATTAGTTTATCTCTAGCTTTCTTTTCAGCAAAAGCACCTATTGCGGCAGTTCCTAGTTGTGCCGCTAATACTCCATAACCACCTCGAGGATCAAAACCTTCTCCACTTGTGGCAGCCTGTCTTATTTGTCCTGCTCTCGCTAATTCTTGCTCTAGTAGTTTTCTATTTACTGTCATATCCTTTTTTATTTTATAATATTCCTATACCAGCACTTCCAAGCTTTCCTAAAGCACCAATCATTGCATTTCTTTTGTCTGCACTTCTTTGTTTTCTATTTTGTTCGCTTTCAAAAGCTCTGTTTAACCGCCCTTGTTCTGCACCAAATAAATCTAATCCACTAAATCCTGGTTGAAATTGCCCAAAACCTACTCCGCCCACTTGAGCATTACCAAGTAAGGATGCTAATTCGTTAAACCTTGCTGATCTTTGAGCCTCTGCTGTCTGTACTGATTCAAAAGATAGTTGTTGCAACTGCCTACCTTGTGAAGATTCTAATCTGTTCAATTCTCTTGCGTATGCTTCACTTCCTGACGGTAAACCTCTATCTGCCAAAGATTGTTCTAGTTGCTCTCTTTGTTCTGTAAAAGCTGGCTCTAGTAATTGCCTGCCTTGTTCAAATCTTGCCTCGGGACCTGTATCAGATAATTCTACACCTTGTAATTGTTCTGATAAACTTCTTGCCAAACTTTCTTGCCTTCCTCTTTGTCCTGCTTGAAATTCTGATTCTTCGATTCTTACAGTATTTGTTAAGGGGTCATAGATTTGTCTTCCTCCTGGGCCTTCTATATTAGGATTATTTAATAATAAATCTTTTTGTTGCTCTGGAGATAAGTTTCTAAATAAATTAGCTGTCGTGATCTCTGTTTTTGTGTAAGGTGTTCCGTCAGTCTTTCTTGAGCTAGGACCTATACCACCCCTACCACCAAAAACATTTCTACTTGTTCCTAAAAAATTATTTCCCAAACCAGTAAAGGACAATCCTTTTTTTAAGCTACTTCCAAATCCCATTATAAAATATTATTAACTGTTACACTATAGTCAGTTCTATACCAACTAAGTTGCTGACCATTTAAGGCAACAAAAATTTTCATACCTAAAGCTACACCTTCGCCAGAAGTTACAACTAATTCGTTCCTAATTGCACTTACAGGAGACCAAGGAGACCCCCAAGGAGACCCCCAAGGAACGCCAGAGGAAACACTGCTTACATCTTGAGTTACTGCTCTTGCTCCATAATCAAAACTAATAGATGTGTTTAAAACAACATTACCATCAACATTAATTATATTTCTAAATTCATTCACTACTTTTTCTTGTGGTGAACCTAAATCAGAATAAGCCGCCTGCACTGTGCAAGGAATATTACTGCCATTATCACTTAAGCCATCATCTGCTTTCATTATAGATCCATCTTCTCCAAAATACAAACTACTATTGTACAATCCCCAAGTTCTTGCGTTCATATTTGAAAACTCAAATCCTGCTCCTGTAATTGTATTTAGACCATATTGCTTGTAAATTGAATTAGTTGCAACTGGTACATTGAAAAACAACCAACCACCTATTGAAGCCTTTGCATATAAAACAACCTCCCAACCATAATTAGAAGAATAAAAATTAGCAGAGTCTAAAGCTACACCTGATAACTTAGTTTGAGAAGTTACTGCCCCACCATTCTTAAATACTTCTGAAAAGAATACAAAGTCCGGGCTTGTCATTATTGCAACATCTCCTCCTACTTTTATAACTGATCTGACACTCAATGGAGATCCTATTTTATATATACCTATTAAATTCCAGTTGTTAGCATCAGAAGGGTCAGATCCATCATATAATATAGCAGTGCCACTAGACATGATAAATAAAGCATAGTCATCAACTCCGTCTCCTCCGTCGTGATTCCAAGTTGCCATAGCAATTAAATTACCCCCATAAGGAGCTATACCAGCAAGATCAAATTTAGTAAAAGATCCTTGTATTGCGTTTGTTGCTCCGTAAAAAAAACAAGAATCATCAGTTGACCAAGTATAAAGCCTATTTTTATGAACATTGCAACCGTCTAATTCTGTTGCTGTTAATCCTGTACCGTTTATAGTTGAATTACTTAAACTAGTGCCATTATATACTTGAGGAGTGTCCACTCCATTAAATAATAATAAATTGCCATTCATGCTTACTGTTTGCCATCTGGCATTTGCAAATCCTGATCCTAAGTTGGTTATTGAGGAGGGGTTTGTGACATCGTTTATTTCATCTGAATTTGCACAAATAAACTTCTTAATTGCACCATCTCTTAATTCTGCTAAAGTTTCTACATTACCGTTTAACCCTGTTGCATATTCTGAGTAGCCTTTTCTTGTTACTAATTTACCTTGCGAAGGAAACCAATTTTTCATCTCTGGAGCGTCTGTGGCTTCCATTTGCGATAAAGAATCTCTACTATTAAGACCACCAGTTGGTGCGGCAACATTAGTTCTTAATGCCTGCCCTACTCGTTCTTGTTGTAATCCTGGATATTGTCTTAATATTTCTAATACCATTAAATTGTTATAATTTCTGGATAACCGATTTTACCATTTCTTAATCTTGTTGCTTTGTGTCTGACGGTTTGTCTTCCTGCATTAATCGACATTCTTTCAGCTAGTGCTAAATTAGCTGTTCTTTGATCTTCTGCGTATGGTCTGCCTTGCACTTTTAACAAGTTCCAAGTTGCATCTAACTTTAATATATATTCATCTATTACAGAAATATCTGTATCAGCAAGCCAGCTAGTTTGAGCAGCTCCTCCACTACTTTTTACTAGATTATTGCTTATGTATTCAAAGACATACCCATTTGTTGAGGTTGGCGTAGGGTATATTAAGATTTCATTACTTCTGACCCTGTAATACTCTAAAACTGCCCCAGATCCTACTGTACTATTTACCAACTCCCTCCAATCTTGAGGAGTGGTAGATCCAATCATTTCTCGCTTGGCAGTTGTATTCCAAAAAGAATTATTTACTATCCTGTCAAAATCACTAGGTAAGTTATAATTATTTTGAGATGCAACCGCATTAAAACTGTATTCTTTTAACAACTCTTGCCAGTAATAAGATCTAGCAAGGTTGACTATTGATCTTTTAAGCACCTCCAAGACTTGAACGGCAACTGTTTGGTTGTTACCTACAATTGTTGATGGCACTGTCGCAGACTTAGTCTGTTGCAGTACTTCTTGTGCGATACTTAAAAGTGTCATTATTTTTTATTTAAAAAGTTTCGTAAATCAATAAAAACTTGATAAGCCTTTGGAAATCTTTTTTTATCTTCCATAAAATAAATATCTCCTAATTTATTAGTAAATTTCTGTTCTCCTGTAGGTCTTATTAATTTTGTGTATTTATCATTATAATTATAAATAGATATATATTCTTTTACAATTTCGTTATTATTCTTTGTTTTTATTGATTTTTCAAAAAACGCTACATTCCATCCGCTTTCATTGATAAATTCCGCCTTATCTTTACTAACTATAGTTTCGCCTTTTTTTAACTCTCTTTTTGTCATATTTTTTTAATTAAGCTAGGGGTTTTTACTCCCCTAACAGATTTTAGTTGTCTTTACCGTCTCTAACAAAAGGTCTTGCAATCTCTAATTCTGCTAAACCAGTTGATGGAGTGTCAATAGCAGAAGCTCCCTTGCAATTACTTATGTAATCACCAGCAACATCAGCATCATCAATAGTACCTGCTGTTGAGGTCAAATAGCAATCAGCATTATCAGCAAAAGAAGCTGCTACTTTACCAACTGCTTTACCGCTAATCTGATACCAACCATATTGGTTAGCTACATTAATAGATAATGCAAAAGCTACTGAACCGATTGCATTTGCAGAGGCTAAAGTTGTTGAATAATCATCAGGATTATATACAACTGCCGAACCAACAACTGTTGATGCAACACCTTTTAAATAAATAAACTCACCAGTACCATAATCAGTATCTGCTTTATCTACTGCTTTGATAATAGTTCCTAGAGGGAGATTTTTAACTGTTGAAGTTTCATCTATCTTTTGTGGATTTATTGTGTTTTCTATACTTTTAAAATTTGACATTATTTGAAATATTGCGAGGGGGATTGCCCCCCTCTTGTTAATTAGTCTATCATTACACCATGTACTCTTGCATTATCAATAGTTAGGTTCATTAAGCCTGTCATTGGTAATACATAAACATCTTGGTTTACTGGTCTAGTTACTTCCCCTTTTTCCAAGAAGTCTCCTAAATGTTTCAACTTAATATGTTCAGAATTTAAGAAATACATATGATTAGCAGGACATTCTGGATCATAGTAAACATCAGCTCCTTTGTATTGTAATACATCGAAACCTGCGTCAGCTAATTTACTGCTAGCTACTCTTTGGATAGTCTGCAAAGAATCTTCATAAAATCCGAAGTTTATATCATCAGCAGTTATCAAATCAATCTGTTTACCAGCTTGAGCTTGACATCTTCTGTAAAGGATATTCATTGCTTTTCGAATAGTTGTTGCATCTTTAGTTACTGAATCCACTGAAAAATCATAGATTTTGTTTCTAAAAAAAGCACCTTCTGTTGAAGATCTATCGATACCGCCTACCGTTCCAGATGTTGGATCGTCAGCAACTAATAATTGCAAACCGCCAATTTCTTGACCACCTGTACCAGTGCCATCTGAATAAATAGCAGATCCTAGTATATTTTTAATTGAGCTTTCTAAGTTTTTAACTTTCTCCTCCATTAAATTTACAATTCTTTCTTTACCAGAGTTTTGTTTCATTTCCTTACCAGACATTGAAATTGTACCAGTAATGATTTTTTGTTCAAAATCTGCTGCGGTAATGACATCTTGGATAGTAGTGTCAAAAGTATCAAATTCACCCTGAAATTGTACTGTTCCATTTGAAGCATAAGTTAGATTTTCTCTAAAAGCTACACCACCAGATTCTTTAATTACATTTCCCTTTTCTTTTAGTCTTATAAATAAAGGGTGGAAATTTTCGATATTGTCAATAACTTCTTTTTTATAGTTATTTAATGTCGTTGTCAATATCTCCGAAATATTAGGATTAGTCATTTTTAAAATTTATTAAAATTATTATTAATAAATGTTTAAAGATTATGCAAAAAGTTCAGAAATAGCCTTAGAGTTTAACTCTTTGGCGGAAAGGTTTTTATTGCCACTGCCTACGCTAGGAGAATATTTTTTATTTTTCTTCACTTTCTCAAGAGCTTCTTTTTGTTTAATCTTCTCTTTTAAAAGTAATTCTTGCCTTTGCTCTCCTTCTAATTCATCATCAAGTAACACTGCTTTATTATATGCCTTTTCTAAGGTCATTGTGCCGTTTTGATCTGCTTGGAATAACAAAGACATATTCTTTCTAACTCTATCAAAATAAGGATATTTTAAACTTCCATCTTCATTTTGACTTTGTGCAAAGCTTGTTAATTCTTTTTGCACCGTTTGAGCTTGGCTTGCCGCCTCCTGTTCCTTTAACTCTTGCAATTGTCTCTCAACATTTTCAAGTTGTTTTTTTTGCTTTAGCTCTTGCTCTGTTAGATATTCATCTTCATTTTCTGCAACAGGGTTATTTTGCTTCGAGGTTAGCTCCTCTAATTTTGTTCGCATTTCTGCCAACTCTTTCCTAGTATTCCCGAGTTCAAGACTTCTACGATCAAAATCTACTCTTCTTTTTTTGGTAGCTTCTACTGCTTCTTGTCTTAATTCAGGGTCTTTAATTTTTTTGACGAGTTCTTTTTCTTCCTTAGTCCAACCACTGGTTAATCTAATAAATTTAAGCTCCTCCTCTGGGTCTTCTGATTCTTCGGTTGGTGCGTTTTCTGCGTCAACTTCTGTATCATTATTTTCAATATTGTCTTCTTGAACAGTTTCTTGATTCTCAATTTCTTGAGTTTCTTTATTCTCTTCCAGAATTTCAGCTAATGAATTGCTGTTTTTTTCTAATGTATCTGACATAAAAATATTTAAAGATAATTATTTTAATTAGAATAGGTTATGTAAAATTAATTGTCAAGATTATGTAAAATTAATAATCTTTTATATGGCAATTATTTAATTTTAAATGATTTAAGTATCCGTTTTTTGTAGTGTAAACCTTATTATCAACATGGCTTTCAATTCCTCCATGCTTAGAGATATAGCCGTCTATTGTCAAATCTTCTCCGCAAGCAGGTATCTTTCTTTGTTTTGACGCTCCGCCTTTTCCGTATCCATCAAATACCCATTGCTTTTTCCCGTCTATAGTTTTTAAAACTTTTCTAGTCATTTTTTATTTGTTCGTTAAGTCTTTGGGTTCTACTTTCTATTACCTGCTCCGCTGTTGGTGCGACCCTTTCCAGTGTTTTTGATTGCCTATCTGCCGCTTTGTTTGCGTCTTCAAAATCAATTTTATCATCAAATTGCCTTTGGTTTTGCAATACTCTAGCCTTTTCAATGTCAATTTTTTGTTGCTCTAGGTTAATTTTAGCCTTTTCACTTTCAACTTTAAACTGGAACTCTCTTTCTTGTCTTTCGTTTTCTGCTTGTGCCAACACTTCTTCTTGTGAAGGCTGCTCCTCTTCTTTCGCCTCTTCTGGCTTAGATAGTAAAAACTCCTCCAGATTTCTACCTACTTTAAAAGGTCTTGCTATAAACCCTAAAAACTCGTTAAAAGCATCTGGCTGTAATATTCCAGCTTGCACCAAAGGAGTAAATTGACTTGCAAAGTTTGTTACACTACTAATAAACTCAAATCTTTCGGTTTTTTCTCTTTGTTGGTCAACCTCAATAGTGCTATCAGTTTCAATATCTATTGAAAAGGATCTTAAAATATCATCTTTTAATATTTCATCTATTTTTTTTACTTGGTCTATCTCCATAGCAAAGCCTTTCAATTCGTTTTGTGCAATTTTCATAGTCTTATCAAATCCTTTTTTGGCTTGTTGTTTTAATAATTCTACTTGTTGCACTTTTTCTGCACCTGACAAATTTTCTGGCAAGTTGTTTACTGCTTCTTGTAATAGCATGTTCTGGTTGTCTTGTGCTGTTTCTGCAATATCTTTTAAACTTACTATTTGGCAACCAGAGATTTTGGCCAACTCTTCTATTTTGTAGTTTTCGCAAGTTAACTCTGCTATAATTTCAATAGTGTCTTTTATCATAATAGCGTTAGCTTTCTGTAAAGGTTGGATTCTACTAAAAGCAAAATCGCCCTTAAGTCTTTGTGCTGTTGCCGTCTCGCTCGCTATACTTACACCCCTGACAATATCAGATAAGCCTGTAATTTCTCTTATATTATTAATAATTTGTGCTTTTTGTTGTGTTAAAATAGTTATAGTGTTAGCAATAGGGACTATATCTTTTATATAAATCTGATTTTTAATATCTATGGTTGCACCTCCAGACATAGGAGCGAAGTCCCCATCTTCCCCATTAAATAAATTTTGAACATCTTCATTTTCTGCAACTGAATTATAAACACCTGTATATTTTACTTGCTCCGTTAAAGATCTTATTCTTTCATCTAAAATATTTAATTCTTCAGCCTGCGATTTATACATCCTATATAAAGGTATTGGCAATAATGAGCTGGGATCGCTGTCAGTCCCTACTGGCCTAGCTATAGGAAAAAAATTAGTTAAATTATAAGGGTTTTGATCTACTTGGATAATCTTTTCTTGCGTGTACCATAGTACTTGATCGTTTACCTTGTCCCAGATTTCCCAAATTTCTAAGGTTTCCAGCTTTCCATCATTGTCCGTTGAATCTGGTTCTAAGTCTTTTGCATCTTCGCCAAACAATTCCAGTAACTCTGCTTTTGTTTTATAAGATCTAAAAGCTAACCAATTTAAATCGTCCCAACTGGTCGCTGTATAATCTGTTATAAAATTTTTATATTCTATTCTTTTTAAGAAGATTTTTTTATTACTTTCGTCCAGAATCTCTTCTCCCTCTTCGGTTTTTACAACTTCCCCCTCTTCCATGTAAACACGAACTAAGCCTCGCCCATTGATTAAAAAGTCTTTTCTTGCTTTACTGAAAATGGTGTCTGCTTTTGTTGTTTCTAAAAAAAAGGTTGTGACTCTTTCTAAAATTTCACTAGCAATTTTAGCCTCCTCATTTTCATCTTTAAATCTTCTTGTTATATTAGGCTTTGGAAGTTTTGAGTACACTAAGGGGGCTAGTGTTTCGGTGTTAGCATATAATATATTATACCTGTTTACATCTTCCACATTATATTGATCTTTGTAAATATTTTCATATTTTTTAGCTTCTCTAAAATATTTCTCATGAAATATTAAACATTTTTCAATTTCTTTTTTCCAAATTTCGTGTAAATCTGATTTTTGTTTTGATTTCTTTTGGTCTTCGTTGTTCATAATTCTTATAGTAAATAACTTTTTTCTAGGTTATGTAAAATTAGATAAAAGTCAAGTTTATTCATAGTTCTTGTTTTTCTTTCCTTTTCTTATCTGGTGCGGGTTAAAGTTTTCCCAGAAATCTTGTGTTGGATCTGGTAAAGCCTCCTTTATATCTATTGTTATAGGTCTTGACATTGCTATATATCTGGCCACGTCCATCAAGTGGTCTTCTAGTGCCGTGTCTAAGTCCTCTGGCTTCGTTCTGTCATATTGCATTATTGGAAGTGTTCTTATTAAGTTTTTACAATCTTCAGTAATATACATTAACGGCCTTCCGTCTTTTCCTGTCAATCTTGTTCTTATTTGTTGCCAACCTGCTACCCTTTTGTTGTCGGCTCTTTCATAAATACATCCATATTTTGCCAACTCTTCGGCCTGTGTCATTCCCATATTTTTTTTACTTTCGTCAAAAATTGCTGGATCTGCAACTTGTCTGTTCATCTTTTCTTTTCCTTGTCTTTCCACCGTGTTTTTTGCTATTTCTGGCAACTCTATTTTTAAGCCTTTATTAGGTTTTCCTGTCCATCCGTAATACTCACGATAAAAAATTAAACTACCACGAGGCAATGAAATTTCTTTCCCCCCAATGTTTAATAAACTTCCATCACTTATAGCCGCCCACAATACCCCAAAAGGAGCAGAGTAACCCCAGTCAAAGCCTCTGATTTTAAACCAATCATGGGGAATTTCAAACCTTGGTATTATATGAGCATCTTTATTGAAAGTGTCAAAATAAGCTCCCTCGATAGCGTCCCAGTCGCCCTCTAGCATTGCCCTAGCTAATGCACCCCCTAAACCTAACAATTTATGCTTGTAATTAGGATCGCTTTGCGTCATGGTTGGGTTATCGTCTAATTTTGCAGGTATAAACTGCCTTGTCATTCCTCCTTCCTCTGGATTCATCTGATAAATTTTTAAAGAGTCTTTATTGTCTATAAATTCACTTTTTACAAATTCATGCCCCACCCCGCCTGGGTTTGATCCACAAATTATTCTTGGTAATGTTCGAGGTAAAAAATCTGGTGTGTTTTCAGGATATACAAGCCCTGCCGTTCTGCATCTTGCCCTAAGAAATTTATATATAAAGTCTGTAAAGTGGGTTAATTCATCTATTAGTAAAATGTCTATTTCTGCACCCTGATAATTGTAAACGTCTTTCTCGTGTTGACAATGACACAAATGAATCATAGAACCGTTTTTAAAAGCAATTTTCCCAGTCGATTCATTAATTTTTACTATTCTTTTCTCAATCAATGGGGATAAAATGTTTAAAAATCCATTTTTGCCATATAAATGATTCTTTTTTAAATCTTCCGTCTTCCTTCTAAATAAATAAATTTGTATGTTAGGGATAAAGCCTGCGTAGCCAATTGCTAAAGTTCTCATACAGTGGGACTTGCCCCCGCCTGCTGCACCTCCATATAAAATTTCAGTCGCTTTACTTGTTAAACACAATGATTGTTTATAATGTAAATTAAATTCCATTCGTTTTTTTTAATAAACTCTTGACGGATATTAAAATATTGTTTTCTTTTTCTTTAATTGTCAGCTTGTTATCATCTGTTGTAATACATGAGTAAATATTATCATGCATATTGTTTATATATGATTTTGGCAACATATAGACTTTAAGATTAAAAACTTTATATTTTTCTAGGTGTGTTTTAAAATCTGATATTTTTAAATTATTTATCTTTTTTAATACTTCTAAGTTTTTCATAAAGTTTTATCTGTCTCCACCCCGTGGAAGAAGTTGCCTAATCCCTGATTTATAAGGGTTCAATTTTTTAGTTATTTTCTGTTTTTAGATTAAAAATTACTGGGATTCCATCATCTGATTTGATATTTTGCTCCAGGTCTTGTTTATCTGCCCAACTGCCATCAAATCCCCCTTTTCTGAATCTGTTCTTCATGTGAAACACAAACGCACCATTGTTAAAATTATCTATAGCTCCAACCATGCCTTTTCTACCTTTTTCCTCAAACCAAAGTTGGCTTAAAACGTTTCCTTTTTTAATTGTGTCTAAAAAATCTATTTCTATTGGCTCCAGGTTCTCGTTATCTGATCTTAGTATTCTATAAAATGTTTCTCTTGTG